GCGAAGCCTTGCGGTTGTGGTAGCGCGGTGAATGTCGCTTCGTTGGGGAAGGCGTATTTGCGGAAGGTAGCCATTTATAGTCGGGTTAATTCGGCGAGTTGGGCATCGGTGAGGCGGGTGGTGTAGAGGGCCAATGATTCAACTTTGAAAGGCATGTATTGCTCCATCGCCACTATATTTAATGTCAAATTAGGATTTGTAGCAGTTGATGCTACTTCCGATCCATTAACATATACAACCGCACCGTTTGCGCTGTATGCGATTGCAACTTTTCCTTCACTAATTGCGGATGTGTAATTTATTAAAGTGGTTGTAGTTGACCTGACAGTGATTCTAAATGGTGCTGCAATAATATTTGAAGTCAATCCAATCCAATTAGTAAACGCTGAATTTCTTATCATTAATGCAGGATTGCCCGTTCCCGTAATAACACCTTTGATATCCGATACTTCAAAATACATCGTCCCTTCCGTTTGGCCTATCAAGCCACTGACGAGCGCACCCGATGCGCTGATGACGTCGGCGGCACGGCTGACTGCTGCTGTCGTTGTGGGGATTGGCGATGTAGGAACAGGGCCAACTTCTGCCTGTGTAAAGTCGACTTCGATAACATCACCACTTGCAATCATCCGTATTCCTACCTGCCCCGATGCCACGGTTTGCGCTCCACTATTAAACGGAGCAAACGCACTTGTCAACGTTACGGTCTGCCAATTTGTGCCGCCGTTTGTGGTTAGCTGAATTTGACCAGTCCCTGAAACTCTACGCATATACGCCGAGAAAATACGCGACTGCGAGGCGTGCGATATGTTTTGAGTTATCGTCGCACTTGCCGCCGTGGATGTAAGCGTCGTTGATCCTGATGCAGCACCATCAGCGCCAACGGCGTTGCGCACTGCCGTGATGCCACTTGCCGCCCACGTGCCACTCACCGATAGGTCGCGACTCCACAAGGCTTGATTCTGCGCACTCGGCTCGACCAACAACCCAGGGCACGACTGCCCCAGCCAGTCAATCCTCGGCACTCCCGAAGCTATCGATTCAATCAACCCGCTGCTGTTGACTCTCGTTGCCGTCGTCGCCCTCGTAACGGTGAACCGCATCGTGCTATCCTCGGCGACAAACGGAGGCACGTCTTGGTATAGGTTGCCATCCTTGTAGAACTGCGGCACGATCAGCAGCGATGGCGTTGCAGGCAGACCGTCAGTGTAAGCCTCTTGACCGCGTGCCACCAAGCAGCTGCCTGTGCCAGCGTTTTCATCTTCAACAGTAGCACCTGCGCCCTTCGCGCCTTCAAGCGCTGCTGCCCACTGCGTCTTGTAAGGATTCGTGCCGTGTTGCGCGACAAACGGCAAGCCGTAGCCAATGCCTAAAGCCATCAGACCGCGCTTACGATGGTTACGCCCTGCATCGAATATCCGATCACACTGCCTGCGTTCAGCGTCACGGCGGCGATCCTACGTCCGTTGTTGGCGGCTATGATCATACCCGGACTGAACGCCTGCCCGGATGGAAATAAGCCGATACCACCACCACTCACCGCGGTCATCATATTCGTTCCGTTGCTATCCGTGAGCGTCGTAAACTTCGCCTCCTGATTGACGACCAACACGTCATAGGTGCGACCTGTCACCGATGAAACCGCGCCTGCGCCAACTGCCAGCACTTCGGCTGCCATTCCGCGACCGAGTAACGCATCCATTTGTTGTCCTACGTTCATTGTATTTTCTTTAAGTGTAAATATCGTTTTGCCTGATTCTATGCAATTCTGTAATCGTGTTTTTAACGCGTCGGTATTTGGCAGACGTTGCGGCTGAATGGCAACTCAAACACGACCGTAGCCTGCCACCCTGCGACCTTGTCATCGCGTGCCTCCACGAAGCGCGTAGCACTCACCGCGCCTGTGATCGTGTAGTCGCGGTCAGGGTCATCGGTGAACTCCGCGACGAAGTCCTGCATGATACGCAGGGTGTCGCTTAACACCTCATCCTCGTTGTCAGTCCACCGGTAGACGACGCTGCCACTGATCGTCGCATCCACGCCGCGAAGGTCTGCCACCCTGTCCATCACAAGCACGCTGACGGTTAGGTTAGTCGCGCCAATAGGCATTGACGCGCTCTGCGCATCGACGAACAAAAGCGGGTAGATAACCCTATCCCTGTCGGTTGTCCGCAGGTTGATCACGTTGTCCGTGCCGATCGCCAGCGGATCGCCGAAACCCACCGCGTTCAGCTGCAGGTGCGACTCCGCGAAAGCTATCAGGTCGTTTTTGATTGTCACCCAACTGCTCATAAAATTGCTTTAGTTTGTTTATGTTTTTGCTATGCGCCATTAAAAGTAGTTGCGTCTGTTTTCCGGGTAGTCCAGCGGATCGCGATACCTGCCCCTGCGCCCCAGCACCATGCCGGTCTGGTAGGCGCTGTTGGCTGGGTAGATCGTGTCAATGGCGACAGGAGGATTATCGAATAGCGGAAACAGCGTGTGGTTCTCCTGCAAATAACGCGTGATGCGCTCGGTGTACCACTCCGCATCGTCGCGGCTTTTGTCCATCAAGCGCGTCATCTCACGTTCGCTCATTGGTGACGACTCCGTGCTGCTCCTACGATCCATGCCCTTGTTCATGAATTTGAAGGCCAGCACCATCGGCAGTTCAAAGTACATCCACTGAATGATCGCTGGCTGAATGTAGGTCTGCATCAGCGTGGTGTTGTTCGCCGACAAAGTTCCGGCAATGACCTGCGTCACGAGTTCCGCGTAAAGCGCCGATCCCACCGCTGGCTGGATGTGCATCTCTTGCACCTTGACGATGGTGGGACGTATCTGCGTGTAGCTGATGTTCTCGGTTATTACGCTGTTTTCGAGTAGCGTGTTCTCGCTTATGAATAGTGCCTTGCTCATTCGACGATTCTTTCAACTTGTGTACCTTTTTTGATTACCAACTGTTGCACCCACATGTGCCTGCAGCCTGGCCTGTGCCTGCCATCTTCAAGCGTCAGCCATCCGCCTCTGCGTTCCCAGACGCTGTACCCCATCAACGCCGTCAGCTGGTTAATGTCGTCGCGCGTGTACAGTCGTGCGCTGGACAAGTCCATCATGACTTGGCAGAACCTGCGGCTCTTGTCGTAACCGTCAGCCTTACTTAATCCCCGATATTCTGGCCGCCAGTCGTACCGGTAGCGCACCTCGACAATCGGCTCTGGCACTTTCTCCTCCCTCGTCGCCTCACCGATGCCGCGTTTCAACGGATACTTGTTGATTTGCAATAGGTATTGGATGCGTTTGCGGATTCGCGCCTTGCTGACGCCGAACTCCCTGGCCATTTCTTCGACGGTTGCATCCTCGCGTTTGCGTCTGTACTTGATGATGCGCTCGTCCAGCGCCTTGTCTTCATCGCTAACCGCAAACTGCATAAAGAACTCCGCCTCGCCGTATTCGTTGAAGTCTAATTCGCGCTCTTGCAACACCTCGAAGCTGTCGCGCGTTTCACCGAACTGCTGACCGACTTGCGCCAAGAACTCCAACTCATCAGCTTCATCCGTGAACGCCTGCTCTTTCACGCCCAGTAGCTGGTCAACCTGTTCCGGGTTGAGGCCGAAGCCAGCCGTCAGCATCGTGCGCGCCTGTTCGAGTGTGACCTTGCCTTGTGAGTAGTGGCGCACAATACGCATAAGGTTTTGGTACTGCCGCCCCGAAAGCGTCTTGATAGCCTCGTTGACGCCTGCGCTCGCCTCTACGGCCGTTTCACCTGCGTCGGGTGTTGGCGTGCCAGTCGCCTCTGCAAGTGGCTCATAACCCGCCTTTTCGCGCAGTTCATCTTGCGTCAAAATCTGCATCAGCGCCTGCTCGCTAAGTTGTTCAGTGATCGGGTCGAAAGGCTGCAGGTAGAGGCACTCGTAGCCGTTGAATGACGTGAGGTAGTTGATTATGCGCTCGACTATTAAAACGCGGTTCATGATGTAGGTGTTCTTGAACAGCTCGTACGCCTCCGACAGTTCCTTTCTGCCACCAAGCTGCCCCTCGGTTCTGATACCGAACAGCATCGGCGAGGTGACGTTGTGCGCTACGAAAATCTCCTCTTGGATCTGTTTATTCAGCAGGTCAAACTGCTTATCAAGGTCGCTTGGTGTTAGCGACTGTATGCTCGGCGCGTTTTCCTTGCCTGTCGAAAAGGTCAGCACAAAGCGCCCTGCGTTGTTTGCGCCGCTGAACTTGTTGCGCATCTGCCTTTCAATCTCCTGCTTTTCTTCGTCGGTAGGGATGCCATCGGCGAAGTTGATCATCTGCCCGCCCCAAAATTGGTTGCGGATGTTGCTGATGTGGAACTTGGCGATTTCAACATCGCACTCAATGTACGCCAGCGCTCCTTGGTAGTTTGGCAATGGGTAGTGCTTGACACCTGCTGCGTAGTGCCGGTAGTAGAATAGCTGCTTGCCGACGCGGTTGTTAGGGTCGAACTTCGGCATCCGCTCAACTTCCGCGCCCTTCGGGTACTGGCGGATCATCCGCTCATCGTACCAGTCAGCGATGAGAAACATCTTATCATCCAGCGACACACGCACCTTCTCAAACGGCACATGTTCGAGGAAGGCGATGCCGCCGCCCCTGTTCCACGTCACCGCCAGTGCGAAGCCGTTGAATAGCTCAAGATCCAAGACAAACTTCTGCGTCAGATCGTTCAGGTCGTCATCTTCATTGACATCAGCCATAAACGCCTCCGCCTTTGCCTGCTGCGCCACGGTGGTCTTATCTGCATCTACCGCCCAACCTTTTCCGGCGATGTAGTTGCACTTGCCGTTGATGATGGCATTGTGCTTGGCGCTTTTCTTGTAGATGTCAAGGAGGTAGTATGGGTAGTCGTTCATCTCCCCAAACGTGTACAGGTCGTTGGCCTTGCTTTGCAGCATCAGCGGATACCTGTAGTCTGCCTGCGGGATGAAGCTAAAATTCAGTTTAGTCATAAGAAACGTAGTCGATCGTGTTTGTTGTACTCGTGAAACTGCCCTCCGTCGTTTCAATCATCGCCAATCCTGTTTCAAGGACACGCGGATTCGTCGTAGGTAGCAGGAAGCGACGCATAGCACGCGTATAGCGGTTGGAGGTGTTGCCTTTGCTGTGCGTGCCTTGGTTGCCGTTATTCATGTCAACCGTGAACGCCTGCGTCGCTGATGCCTGCGTCGATGACCAATAGGTGTGGTTTGCGAAGCTGCCAAGACCATCGCTGGCTAACTCCGTCCACATCATTCCTAACTCCTCCAGGGACGGCAGAAACCAGTCGCTAAAGTTGTTCAGCACCAAGTCATTGGCAAGCCTCGCGGCTATGCCTGCTGTTGCGCAACCTGCGACAATTGATGCCGTGTTGACAATGCCTTGACCAATTGCTTCGGGTGTTAGCCCTTCGGGTATCAGCGTCCCTTGACACCCCCACTCTGCGTTGCTCGACTGATCCACTGCCGCGGAGATGTAGGCATAGCCGCCATCGGTAAACGTGTATAGTCCGCCTTGCACGAAGTCACCAGCAGCGTAGGTTGTCGGGTTCTCCGTGACCTCGTACCGATATTGCCCTTTCTCCAGTGCGCCCAAGGTGAAGGCGAATTTGTCGTAGCGACTTTCGTAGGACGACAGGTTGTCAATCGCGTTGAGGTAGATGTCAGTGGCTTCCAGCGTCGCCAAGTTTGTCAGCCGCAAGCGGTAGACCGTCGCGCTGTTCGCGCGCTCCGTCCACGTCACCGCTATCGTGTTGCTCTGGCTCGCCTTGAGGTATAGCATGAAGTTCTTTTATTGAAATATCCCTTGCCACGTTTTTATACAAATTGAACCTGCGTCTGGTGATTTCATCAATGTCAAATCGCTTCTGCATCTTCGCCGTCAGCCTGTCCGCCATCTCACGCGCCATCGCTGGCTCGTTGATCATAGCCTTCATCGACTTGTACCACTTCTTCGGTTGCTTTTCGTCCACAAGCACGCCATCCCAGCCGTCGGTGATGCAGTCGGCATACATGCAGACGTTGCTGGCGATGATCGCCTTGTTCATCCATGCGGCCTCGGTGATCTTCAACTCCGACTTGAGCCTGTTGAACTTATTGTCGCGAAGCGGCGCAAGCGCAACGTCAATGAAGTTGTAGCCGCCAACGTAGCTGTAAATATCCGCCGCCTGTATGCGTCCGTAGTTGTTGTTCTTGCCCTTATTGCTGAACACCTGCTCATACTGCTGATATATCGGGTTGCCCTCATTCCACCCGGCAAGGTACAGCATATATCGACCTTCCAGCGTGTGATCGTCGCAGAGGCGCGACAGTGGCAGTTCCAGCAATGCCACGTCCTCGGTGTGCTGCGCAGCGCCAAAGTAGCCGAAGCGTAGGCGCTCGCTCTTGGTAGGTTGCGGTTTGAATTGGTCGTAAAGTAGGTGCGGCACGTTCTCGCAGATTGTCACGTTGCGGTTGAGCTTGACGATTTCATCGCGGAGGTACGTCGTAGTCGTGATGACCGCATCCGCAAGCTTGACGTGTTCGGCGACAATCGCAGACATGTTCGTGTCGTGGTAGTGCTTGTAGAAACTGTGGCCAGTGCCAAGATGCCAATAGTCGTCCATGTCAAGAATGATCTTCGCGCCGTACTGTCGTAGGATGTCAGCGACAGGCTTGACCGCCTCAATTGGCCCTGCGATCCAAGTGCGATTATACAGGAACACGTCGATAGTCCGCAGCTCTTCATCGCTCATGGTGCGCACGTCAGCGATGCTCACGAACTCGGCCTCGCTGCCGAACATCTCATGGACGCGACTGCTTGGCATCTCCAAGCGGTAATAGCTGCACCCTGTCGGATGCTGATTATAGACGATACATACACGCATACAACAAAGTTAGCCCAAAAAAAAGAACCCTGCGCCACCATACGCAGGGTTCACCAACCAACCAAAACTGATGCTAATATAGCTATCCTTCGAGCGTTTGTGTCGATGAGGTGACAGCGTTTGCCGCGGCAGCCGTAACCTCAACGCATGGTTCTTCTTCCATGCCAGTAAGCGTCAACTCATAGCCGCTTCTATCACCCATCGCCGTACCTGTCTGCGATGTTCCAGCACTTACTTCGATGCCGTTGTTCTTGCCAAGTAGCCAATACTTGCCATTTCTATCTTTGACGATAGCCATCATGCGCGCCGTAGTGACCAACCTCAACTCGTTGCGTACAGCTTGCTGCAGCTTGTTGATGACAAGCGTAGCCTCCTGCTGGTAAAAGACCGTGCCATT